AAGCGGTGCCGTGACTTATACGGCTGCTACCTAGTGATCAAGTTAGCTTACATTGAATATCCGTACAAAATAACTAACGGGGCTATAAAACAGTTTTACGATAAGACTGCTTTAGACTTAGATGGTGTTTTGTACGAATATTTATTAGCATACAGAGAAATCCCTAAAGGCTCTGACGATATCAAAGTAACAGCATTAATGAAAAGGGTATGCCCTAAAGTTCTTGCTGCTGAATTGTTTCACGCCATATTCAAGGCTGAAAACTCTTGTGTGTCTATTGATGAAGTGCAAGATGCTATGAGTATGGTGTCCGGCCGTCACAATCCCGAGGCAACGGAATGCTCGCACCCTTGGCCGTTAGTGATGGTGAAGCTTGCTTATGATGTTGATGAGTATAAATTTAACAACATTACTAGCGCTAAAAAAAAAGCGGATTTATCGGGCAGCAAAGAAGACAAGAAAGGCTAGTTAAGTATGATTATTGGAAGTGGTTTAAATACTGCGTAAAAGAGTTAAAGATAGCCCCCTCAGAATTTTGGGGGCTTGATTTTGTTGATATTTACAATTTGCTTGATCTTGATGCTGCGGCCGCAACGGACCTTAGTATCGGCTTAAGATTCAGAAGAAAATTAAACGGGGCATCTGAAAAATGGCTACAGAGTCGTTAATAATAGAGTTAGACGCAAGGACAAAAAAACTTGATGCTAAGTTGGATTCAACTGATGATAAAATAGATAAGATATCCGACACAACAGCAAAAGCTGACAGGTCATTAGCTAAATTCAGTAGAGCTGCAAGCTTAACCGCTGGCGCGATGGTTAAAGTTGGCGCCTCTGTCGTGGCTTTTGGCTCTGCTATTTCTGCTATGACATTAAAAGCATCAAGCAGCCGTAAAGAGTTAGAACAATTTGCAAGACAAGCAAAAACAACCGAGGAAGACTTTCAATCATTATCCTTTGCAACCAAACAGTACGGCATTGATGCAGAAAAAATAGCGGACATATCAAAAGATATTGCCGATAAAGTTGGTGAATTTAGCGCAGCGGGTACGGGAACATTTCAAGACTACGCCGATGTAATGAAGTTGACAAAAGAACAAGCAAGATCAACAGCTCAAGAGTTTGAGTCATTAAGCTCTGAAGAAGTCATAGGTAAAATGGTTAGTAGGATGGAGGACGCTGGAGTATCTGGTAACAAGATGACTTTTGTTCTTGAGTCTATGGGTAGTGATCTATCGAAGCTTCAGCCCTTATTTGTCAATAATTCTGAAGAATTAAAAACCATGCGCGAAAGGTTTAACGCTGTTAACTCTAGTATGAGTATCACATCTGGTCAAGCTGAAAAGTTAAAAGAGGTTTCAACTAGTTTTGATTTAATGACTAGTAGCTTTGGCAATGCAGCAACGGCAGTAAGCGCAACAATAGCACCCATAGTTAATGAGTTTTTTAATGATGTTATAGATGTTGTGCCAACAGCAACACAGGCGATCATAGATTTTACAAACTCATTTCTTGATGCTGAAAACATAACTTCAATATCGGCAGTAAACAAAGAGATTGCAGATTCACAAGACCAAATAGCGAAAAAAACAGAGTTAATTGCAAGCACAAACGGCAGAAATCAGCGAGTCCAAAAAATATTACTAGATGAAGAAAACGAAAGGCTAACCGCTCTTGAAGCGCAGCTAGTGGTATTAAAAGAGCAAGAAAAACTAGCGGACGCAAGGAAACTTAGCGGCAGTCAGATTGGTGGTATAACCTCGACTGGTGATGGGGTGACATCTTCCGGCACTGGTGATGAGCTTCAGGAGATATCTGATAGATTTAAAGATGAAGAGTTATTGTTAACTGAAAAGTTAGAGCGAGATCTTTTGAAAGTTGGTGATAACAATCTACTAAAAGTGCTACTTAACGAACAATATTGGGTTGACATAGTCGAGATGGATCTCGCAGCAGAAAATCAAATCACCGAGGCAACATCCAAGGCTTTAGCTGACAGAGCAAAATTAACAGGTCGTGCTGCTAAAGCTGAAATTGCTATGGAAAAATCAGTCGCAAGAAATTCTATTGATTTAATCAACGGTGTTTTAGGTGAAAGTAAGGCCGGAGCTATTGCGGGATTGGTCGTGCAAAAAGCATCTGCTTTATCAGCAAATGCCACAGCTACACTATCAGGTTCAGTTCTTGCTTTTGCATCGCAGCTAATACCTGGCGACCCAACATCAATCGCAAGGGCTGAAGCTGCAAGAGATTACACTTTGGGTTTAGGATCGATTAATGCAGGTTTAATTGTTGCAACGGGATTAACTCAAGCAGCATCTATCGCGGGTGGTGGCGGTGGTGGTGGACCAAGTGGCTCAGGCTCTGCTTCATCCTCTACACCAGCACAAGAAGCATTTCAAGCTGAAACAACATCATTGGAATTGTCAGACTCAACAGCGAGTGGTGCACAGACCCTTAACGTTACAGTGCCCAGCGGAGATGAATTAGGAATGGCGCTTGCAAACTGGCTGAAGCAAGCAAGAATAGAGGGCCGCGCATAATGGCTTTATCAATATCAACAAGTAATGTGTTAATCAATTATACTCCTACATTAACGGATGCAGGCACCGGCGAAGTACCTTCCAATATATCAGACCCAGACCATTCATTGACATACACATCTGGCTCTGGCTCTGGATATTTTGAGGTTAATTATCACGCCCAGACTGGTATTAGTTATGTCGGCATTTCAGGGCACAATGCCGCGACATCAGGTCCGGTGGTTGTACAGATAATTGATGGTGATGGTGTGGGTTTAATAGACTCTGTGACAATTAAACGTAATCACAATTTGATGTTTACATTTCCTACAATGAACTTTACAAAGTTGTTGGTTAGATTTTTAACTACGTCTACGACTTTTCAAACAACACTAAGCTTTATTGCTGCAGGTCAGCACTTAACAATTAGCTCGGGTGAGCAGGCAGGATATAAAAGAGCTTGGCTTAATCGCTCAAAAACGCAAAAGACAACTACTAATTTAACTGTAGCCCCCATTGCTAGTACAGTTAAGGCTAAGTCGTTAAAAGGCTTGTTATCGTTTCCTAACGAAGCAGCTTTATTTACTGAAGGTGATTGGCAAGACTTTATCGACTTTAGTTTTGAGCAACCGTTTTTTATTAAAGAGCAGGTAACTAAGCCTGAATCATCCTATTTGTGTTTTGACCCTAATCACGATATACCTGCACATTCTCAAACAAGAGAACTTAATGGTATAATGTTAAAATTCACAGCTTACAACGGGTTATAGATGGCAACTTTTTTAGCTACTCAAAATATGAGAGTGCAAGAGCACTTTGAAGTGTTGGAGATTGATTTACCTGTTATTACTGGTACTTGTACTATTGGTGCTGAGCAAGGAACTGGAACACCGCTAACTTGTGATCAACCGTGGGCGATTGCTAATGGGGGGTTGAGCGAATATAAAACTTATTATTTTACTAATGTAAATGCACCGCTTTTACCATCAATTAATGGTGAACCGATTTGGCGCTGCATACAATCTATTAACGAAATAGCTCCAGAATTAAAGCCCGGTGACGGTTTGTCAGGTCGGTCCTCATTATCTGTAACGATGATTGATTTTGATAAGCAAGACCCTAACGCTGATAACATTCCTGCGGGCGTTAAAAATCAAGGCACTTATTTTGGGAAGCTTGATGAACGCCAGATATTTGAAAACAAAACAGCAAGGCTAAAGCTGTACAGGGTCCAAGATGATGGCAGTGTTGATTTAGCTAACGGAGCGCAAACTAGGAGCTTCCTGAGCAACACTATCTCACTAAGTGAAAATGGCACATGGTCACTTAGATTTAAAGATGTTTTATCACTAGTGAATCTTGGTGAAAAAACATGGCCACCGACAAAGGGTGGGTTTATTAAACTTGATATTGATGCTAGTCAAAATACAATCACTGTTGATGATGTTGTTACCTATACAGCCTTGGACTTCATCAGAATTGGTGAGGAGCATTGCCAAATAGTTAGCATTAATACATCAACCCCAACGGCACCAGTTTTAACGGTTACAACGCGCGGGGGTAATTTAATTGCACCCACATCAGGCGCACTATTAACAACTACTGTAGCAAGTGCGCACAGCGCGGGTGATGAAGTTTTTATCTGTGATTTATCTGACAATGAAACCATTGGTGATTTATTGGCTAGAATTTTAGTTGAATCAGATTTTTCATCTGCATTAATACCATCTGCTGATTGGTCTGCTGAGGTTTTAAAATGGCATCCAAACGACAAAGTAAATACATTGCATGGAGAATCCGAAGATCTTAACGCGGTATTGAATAGAATACTAACAGGGTATTTAATGGATTTATGGTTTGACCCTATCGGTACAGCAGCTTACCCGAACGGCCAAGCTAGGCTATCAGCAAATAGCGTATGGCAGCAATCAACAGCATCATTAACCGAAGGTAAGGAAATAAACGCATACACTATCAAAAAGGTAGCAAAAGAAGAGTTAAGGGCTACCCAGGCATTTGTATTGTATGACAAAAGAAACCTATCTGAATCAGATGACACAGCTAGCTTTAAAAAAGTCGCTAGACATTCAGATGATGAGTTAATCGGCCCTGAACTTTACACTAAACACAAAGATAAATTATTTAAGCCTAATTTTCTTATTGATACAGATGCAGCTAAGTTATTAACACAACGATATGTGGGTAGGTTTAAATTTACGCCTTTTTTGCGCTCTTTTGTCACTGACGAAAGGTATTTAACATTTAAAACGGGTGATGTTGTTGATCTGATAACTAGCGCAGACCAAGGTATTTACGGCTCAGGCTCAGGAAATATTCGCGGACAAATAACAAAGATAAACCCATCATACAAAGACGGTAGACAGTACAACGTTAAAGCACTGACTTACGAAGCCGCGTTAACTTCAGGCTCAGAAAATGTAATTAATGGACCTTCAGGTGGTGGTGAGCCATTTAGCTTATATGGCTTTGTTGGCAACCCTCCTGCACCGGCTGCGGGAGATCCTGCTTTAGAGTTTACCTTTATATTCAAAGGGTCTTATTCTTTCGGCAATTCTGCAATAATATCAGGGGCATTTCCAGCAGGCACAACATTAACAGTAATACTTGCTAACGGCTTTGACGGTCAGGCATCAGGTGGTAATGGTGGCATTGGCGGTGACTTAATAACAGACAGAAACGCCGGCAATGGTGTTGATGGTGGGGTTGTATTTACGGGTAGCTCGGGAATAACTATCAATATTTATTTTAGCGGCACCACGACATCAACAGCATACCCAACCGCTGATGGTTACATTAGAGCACCGAGTGGGGGTAGCGGTGGTTTTGACTCATCAGCACCAGATAGCCCAGGTGATGGCGGCGACGGCGGTGATGGGCGAAGCGTCGGTTTAGGTGGTGAAAGTTTTTCTACGGCTGGTGTTAACGGGGCTATTGATGGTTCAAACACGGGGTGGGGTGTTGATGGTGCTGACAATGACACATTAAGAGGCTTAAAGGGGTCTGGTATAATAGATAACGGAGCAACAATAAATTTAATCTTTGACCCTTCTGACCCTGTACCAGAAGCGGATAGATACATCAACGGCAGCGGTTCACACCCATAACTAAGGATTAAAAATGAAAGAGTCATTAAATGATATAATAGCTAGATTAGATAACGAGAATAAATCATTCAAGCGTGATTTAGCATTAATTAAATCTGCTAACACAAAGAGTCAGGAGTTATTATCTAATAAGATTAATGAGTTAAAAGCTAATGCGATTGAGTCAGAAAAATCTAATGATAAAGAAACCCTTTGTACAGAAAACAATATTAATAAAATAAATAAAGAATACATTGAAAATCAAGGTCACACCAAAAAGAATCTTGAGTATTTAGTTGCTTATATGGATAATTTAAATAAACAAGTAATTGAATTAAAAAATACATCAGTAAATCAGCAGCAAGCCACAAAGAATAACAAAAAGATTCAAGAGTTATTATCTAATAAGATTAATGAGTTAAGTGCCGATTTAATTAATGGCAAAAAATCTAATGATAAATATATTTCTGAATTAAAAAATGAAATTGAAGGGTCAAGTCATAATATTAACGTGATTAAAAAAGAGTTTGGCAAAAAACATCATGATTTATCATTAACAATTACGGAGTTAACAAAAGATCTAGGCAAAGAAACCCTTTGCACAGAAAATAATATCAATAAAATAAAAAAAGAATTGGTTGAATCAAAAAGTGACGCTAACAATAAGCTTCGTGGTTTAAATGAAGATCTACATACCCTAAGCGACAATGTACTTAAATTAAATATTACATTAACAAGTAATGGTAAGATATTAAAAAGCAGTATTGGTAATTATAATGATTTGTCAGACTACGTATCTGAGTTAAAAAATGAAACTACAAGGTTGTCAAATGAAATTAATTTACACGATAAAAATTCAAACAAAGAAATGAGCAATTTAAAATCTGCAAATTTAACTGCAAAAAAAACAGTAACAGACTTAACTGAAGTTGTAAGCGGTTTAAATAAAAAGGTTTATGGGTTGGGTAATGCAATTAAAAACAAAGACAATGATTCTTTAAAAGGAATAGAGGCAACAAATCAAAAGATTGAAGATCTAAATAAATGTAATTTAAATAATATTTCTGAATTAAAAAATGAAATTGAAAGGTTAAAAGGTATGATAAAAGCACTCAAGACAAATCCGATCAAGGCTTTTACTGATAAAGATATTAACGACTTGATTGTTAAAAATGTTACAGAACCGTTTGTGACAAATTTATATAAAGGGAAAAAATAAAATGGCACATATTACACTTCAAGGCTCTTTGGAAGATCCGAACGGTTCTCTTTCTGTTGGTGATCAAATTAGATTTACACACGACAGCACAACAGGTCTAACATTAAAAGGCGCGGTATCTGTTGAAACAATAACGCCTTTGGGAAATTACTATATTGAGTTGCAATACGGGTTTGTATTGGTCGAATACAAACCAAGTACAGCACAGCAATTTAAAAACCTTGGTGTAGCTACAGTTAACGCAACAAACACAGCAACAAGTATACCCGAGCTATTAAATGCGCTTACACCTGTTTCTGATGCTAAATTAATAGAGTTTCAGGCCATCCTAGCTGATTGTGTTACAGCTAAAAACGCTGCTGCCGCCTCTGCTGTTGACGCTGCCACCTCTGCCGCCCAACTAACTACAACAGAGTTGATTTCAAGCACAGCTATTTATGCTGCTGACGTTGTTGTCAATACGGTTGGATTTACCACAAGCGGCGCAGGCGGCGCACCATGGAAACAAAACGGCGTTACAGGCCAAACAGTAAGTCAAACCCCTGCACAATTAGGTGATGCGCTTCTTAACGATGGTAATGGTAATCAGTGGTCTTTGATTGGTTTAGCGCCATTCGATAGCCCATTCATCTTTTCATCTACTCTTGGTGATGTTGCGGGTAATGAATCCAACGTAACACAAGTTTTTTATGCCGCACTGGTGAGGTTAAAATCATTGTCTGGTGGGGTATTACAAACAAGTTTAGGATTAAAAACAATAACTTCGCGATTACCAGTGTCTGATAATATAACCATTGTTGGTGGTGGTATAGATGCAACAACACTAATACTATCAAGTGCATTTCCTGTTGGTTTATCTATGTTCATCAATGAGACTATATCGGTTGGAGCATACACTTACGGAAATTCAAATATAAACATAAAAGAAATGACTATTTCTGGAAATGGTAATACTGGGAGGACAACTGGATTAGTTGACTTAATAAAAACTAAAGACTCTAGCCTAAAGCATGTGAAGTTTGTTAATTCAGACTATTTTGGCATTACCGACGCTGGGAATCTTAATTTATTAATAAAATCATGCAAGCTTGATAATCTAGGAAAGACAACAGGGGTTTCACCCGCTATTTGGTCGCAATCATACATACCAGACGGCTCCAAAAGCAAAGGAACTAAAATTTTATCGTCAGACTTTACCAACAACAACAGGTCTGCTATACAAGCTGCATCACAAGGCATGTTAATTCATGGCAACACATTTGATAATAATGGAGAATCTACAATATTCATGAATACAAATGCAAGTGGCTGTATAATAAGTGAAAATACAATAACAAGGGCAAACTTGACAGATATTAGTGCGCATGGGATTGAAGTTGGAGGAACTGGGCATTTAATTTGTGACAATACAATATCTGATGTTGATGGTACAGGTATCAGCACTTTAGACGTAACAAATACGAGAATAACAAACAACACTATCAACGGGTACAGAGTAGATGATACGTTTTACTCTGTTACTTGGTCTGCTTCGGGAATTGGGGTAACAAACACATCTGCGGGCGTAGTATCAAACTTAGTTATTTCTGATAATACGATAATCGGAGGGGCTAACGGGGTTAATGCTATAGTTGTATATCATCAAGCATTGTCAACACCTTGTGTTAGTGTATCTATCTTGGATAATGACCTTGTTGATGGAGGGTCAGGTGACGATATACACTACCAAAGCGCTGTAACTAAAAAAATGGGTGCGAATTGTAAAGTAAAGGGTAACACAGGACACATATCAAACTCGGCAGCTATCGTGTCTTTTCAAGCGGGGACTGGTGTAGGGGATTATGAGCATAGCAACCTAGGCTTTCCACCGCAAAAGTTAAGATTTAAAACTTTGGCATTCAGAACAAACGAACACTCTGTTTCCGACGGCGTGGCTGCGAAATTGGGTAACGGTTTTGTACAGCATTATGCAATAAACTCTTCAACAGGCGCTACTTCTGGCGGGACACAAGGTTCATTTACTGTCATCAGAATAGATGACAGTGCTGGAACTACTTTATTTAAAGCGACGATATCTGATTTTGATGGTGTTGATGGACTTGGCTTCAAGATAAGTAAAAGTGTAGCAACTATAAACCCTGTGATACTGCTGGAAGCTGAACCTTAAACTAGCGCTTTGTCACACTCATAACATAACGAATGTAACAGGCTAACACCACTATTGCAGTAACAGCGATTACTGCAATAGTATATAAAAATATTGCCATTCTATTTACTCCTGTATATTAAATTACAACTCTTCACTTAGTTGTTTGATTATCGCTTTAATGCAAGCTTTACAGGGCTGCACACTACCACCAACAGCTAACGCCACATGCTGTGCATCTTGAAAATACCAATCGGGTCTATCTGATGATTCTCTACCACACCACAGGGTAGGTTTAGCCAGTTTTACACCGTCATCATATTCATATTTTATTACGTGTTTTGTCATTTTAACCCCTTAATTTCAAACTCGATAAACTCATCACCTTTCTTTACTTTTATTTTTTCAGTGACAGCCCTTACAACTCGGTTGTCATTGAAATTATACTTTTTCTGTAAGCAATCTTGAAACGGCTTTATTGGGTTGTCCCAATCACTTCCAGCAGAGCTAAAGCCCCATTTTAAATATAACTCTAACGGACCATCAGGAATATTCATTGGACGTAATAGTTTTAATATATCCGACTCGTACTTTCGATATTCTTTAGATTTTACTCGCCTACCTTGCCATGCTTTATTTACTGAAAGAGGCTTGATGTTTAATATCATGCGCTTGTATCCATGATTGCGTTGTAAACCTCATGACTTGGCACTACGTAACCTTGCGCCCTCATTACTGTAAACATATCATTAAATAACTCTCTTTGTGTGCCGTACCTTTCCACAAATGAGTGCTTACACTTACCTACGTGAAATTCATGGTCTTCATTTGGATCGTGTAACTCGTAAGGTACAGGTAATATAAACCAATGACCTATAGCAACCTTGTTGTGCTTAGCGCTACGCCCTAGAACATGATGTCTCTGTATTGGTATGTAATCGTTATTGTAGTCATCACCATAAAGAACATACATATTTGTTTCTGCAAACTTGGTTATATCTTTCATCCATTGCTTTTGTGCTGAGTTAGCTTGCTTCATTGCCATCATTTACCGCCTTACTAGTTAAACTTGCACACTGACCTTTTAACATTTTAATTTCAATTTTCTTTGATTCGATCTGTAACTCAATAAGTGTTTTTTCATCTTTGGTATCATTGATAACACTAGTATTTAGATAAGCCATGAATGATATGCCAATCATCAAGCCCCAAAAAAAACCATTAAAATTATTCATCATTTACCGCCTTGGGTATTTTACTTTGCCACCTTTGCCGCGACTACCACCTCGAGCTGAATTTTTTGGACTCATATTATAAATATCATGAGCTGTTAATCCTGCTGTCGGGCTTGCTGATTTTGATATGATACAAGCGATTACACCGATTACACCGACATTAAGCGAGCTTTTATTTAACCTTCCCATTATTTACTCCTTCATGTTAATTAAATTATTTGCGTTTATCTACCCAGTTTTGTATGTCTTTTAACCACTGTGGTGATGGGTTATATATAGGGTTTATTCTTTCAAAAAAGTCAGCTAATAACCTGAATAAAAACTCAAGCGCCCCAAGCGCTATAAGTGGTGATGCAAGCACTAGCACTGGCAGTACAACTAAAATTAAAACAAACCACCATCGCCAGTTTTTTATGTGCGTAGGTATTTTCATCTTATTTACTCCGTTTATTAATTATTTTGCTCTTGCATAGCTTTGCTGTAATCACTATCCCGTGGGTTCAAATGCTTAATACCTCTTTCAATCATCCAATGCTGCAGCATATTACAACAATGATAGCGCTCGCCTCTTGTGCCTACTCTGCCGCTTTTACCTTTGCGCTTTGCCCATGATAAGCGATCGCCATTTTCATCTGTAAACCAAGTAGAGCTAAATAACTCTTTAGCATCAGCTTCGTTAAATTTACGCTTGCCGTGAAAGTCGCCCTTACTATCCATGTATAACGGCATAGTTGAGCCATTTTGAGCCATCCACTCACCGGCAGTAGCACACCATGAATGAAACAACCGACTCATGGACCACTTACCTATAACTGGATTTTTAGCTTCTAAAATCCAGTATGGCCCGTCATTTAATAATTCGATAATCCAACTGTGAGCATCATCGATATTATTTTGATTTAATTGAAACTCAGCCATTTTTTAATTTTTTCAATCTAGCTATTTCAATATTTGCATTTTTTAGCTGATTTTCAATCAAGTTTTTTTCAAGATTAAGTAGCTTAACACTCGCAAGTAATTCCAGTTCTAAAGTTGTGTTTACCACGGCTTTGTTTAACTCATCAGCAAGCGACGACAATATTTCTACTAAATGTTTTTGCGTGTCAATGTAGCTTTGCAATGTAAAGCCCTGGCTCAAGCACGCTTCCATACACTGAATTTCCGCTTTAATACCGCTGATTATCTCGACTCTTCGCTTATTCATTTGATTCTCCACGGACTTTAGCCAGTAGGGATTTTGTTTTATTTATAAATCCATGTATCGCCTCAAATTCACCGATATTAATATCATCAACATCATTGACATCAGACGGGTAAAGATTCTCCCATGCTGCAATATGAGCCTGTAGCATTGCATACATCTCAGGAGCAGCAGAAATCAAAGCAATTCTTGCTACAACCTCTTCGCCGTCACCCCACATTGAGCAAATACCCATACCGTTTTTATCTGCTGGCCCTTGCGGCGTAACCATCCACGGACCTTCTATAAATTTAGTTTCCATAATAAACCCCTATAACTTAGTGTGAGCAATAAATGCTTCAGCGCCTTTTCTACCGTAATAGCTGCCTACATAGTGTCTATCTTTATTTTTAATGCGCCTTACTGTGTAGTAGATATCAGCGTGATAGCACTCATAAGCGGCTTTACCTGCTTTAGGGTTAGCGTCTTTAAACACGGTAGCTTCAAACACGGCAATCTTACTTCTTCGTGTCGCCCCCATAATACGCCCAATAATTCTACTTACCGGCATAATATTTGGCGTTTGCGGCTCTAAGTCTTTGCGTGTTGATGCTGAGTAATTTGCTTTCATTTTATTCTTACCTTTAGTTTAAATTTAATATTTGGCTTTGTTTTATTAACACCCTTCACGTACCGCCACTCACTGCAAACCATGTGATTTCTTGACCATAAAGACTTAGATTTTTCATTTATGTGAATTCCATTTACTATGGGCATCCCTGCACAACACCCATCACAACTATTTTTTATTTCTTTCATTGGAATGCCTTTTGAATTGTTAATGTGCATTGTGAAATGAGCTAGGCACGGACTCCAACCATGGCAAACGCGATTTATTCGTTTATTAGCGCGCGGGAAATCAACCCCGATATTACTAACTCACTTCACAATAAAAATTAAAAAGCAGCACACGGTTAGATCAGATTTATAAAAATAACAAAGATAGTAACTGGTTATAATTATGTGTGCTGCTAGTGATTACAATACTAAACTATTAGCTATGCGTATAATAACTAATAGTTATGGGGTATATTTATTTAGTCTTTAATCAAGTTTGATGATTTTAAAATATGCTTGATAACTTCCATCGTCCACCCGTTTCCACACATTTTATAAAGTTGCGTATTACTAATGCCAGCGCTCAACAATGTATCAATATGGTGTTCCGGTACTGTTTGCAGCCTGAAACATTCGCGTGGTGTTAGCTTTCTATACTTGGCGCCATCATTAGCAAGCCACCTTGATTGATGCCCGTCAGATAATAAGCAATTAGCTTTATCATCTTTTCTAACCTCAAAACCACGACCTCTTTCAGCAGCAGATTTCATCATTAAGTGGTTGTTATGCTCCCAAGAATTAGCACTTAAACAAGGCGTTTTACCATCTGTTGCTCTTTCGCCACCTGGGTTATTACCTCGAGGTTTTTGTATTATGAGGAAATTCCCGTTCCAGCTGGCGTATTGCCTAGCAGTCATGCAGATGGCTTTATCTGTTGAACCATCATTACATATTGCCGAATATTTCTTTTTAACTTGAAACTCTTGCTTATCCATCCACCATTTATGCCACCCATCAGAGTTAGTATCTAGGCATTCATACTCAATAATATCCTTTAGTAAGATACCCTTGTCACCTGGTTGTGTAACTAGAAAACTCGTCCAGTAATATCTATTGCGATTCTGAGCAGATACAAGAGCGCTATTTATTAAAATCTTATGTACTTTACCAAGTGCGTTTTCAGTATGGGTTGTAATGTATTGCTCAAACTCTTTTTTCATCTTCACGTTTTCAATTAAAAAATCAGCTTTCGGATTGTGATATTTAACGTGCTTCATAATATCTAACATCGTCCAAAACAACATGCCGCGTTCGTCTTTATCGCCTAGCTGCTTACCTGCCATTGACCAAGCTTGACAAGGAAATCCACCGGTAACTAAATCAATACTAGCCCAATCAATATCCCAATCGCGCCAATTTAGAATGTCACCCAAGTGGACAGGCTTAGACTCAAGGAATGGCAAAAGGTAATTGGCATCATAATTATCACCATGTATATACTCAAGCTCGCTGGTATTAATAACCTCGCAATCATTATCAACATCACCTAGGTGAAACTCTTTACACCACTCAATAAATGTCAGAGGCTTACCAAACATGGCATCTGTTGCCTGATTAGCGTATTTATCAATTTCACTTGAGTAGTATTTGTTAACTTTAATACCTAACGACTCCAAAGCCATTGAGCAAAAACTCATACCGTTGAACAAACTTAAAGTATTCATTTCTCATCCTTAATTATAATTATTTTATTCATATTACTTATCCTTGTTGTTGATTTTACGTCCAACGCGAGTTATAGCGCCTCTGATTTGCCCTAACTTAATGCCGACAAATCCCATTTCTATTTTAAAAACTCTTGCTGTAATACAGTTAGAACAGCCGTACATATGGAGCACTTCATCATATCCATAGCCACCATCATTTTCAGCGTTTAATATCTTTACTGCTTTATATGCGTGATTTCCGCAAGTACCATAAACAACATCATCATTTGATAATGCGTTTTCTCCGTAAAGAATATCTTCAAATTCTTCGCTGTATTTATGATTTGATAATTCAACGCCAATTTTTCTTTTGTAGTCATTTTTTAAGTCTGAATACTCAGCGTGTTTTGCTATTAAATTTTCTAGTTTATTCATCTTACTTATCCTTTTGTGCTAGAAACACAAACACTAATCGTGCCGTTTTTATTTATGTATGCGTAGGCTTTAAAGTAATCACTTACCCATCCGCAACTATTCCAACCAATACCGTAAGTCTCTCTTTTTAAATCTTTTATAAATGCGTTGGCGCACGAATGACCAAAATTCCACATGTTAATTGTTAATTCATCTTCATGAGTTCTTATAATTACTTTCTTCATCTTACTTATCCTTGTTTAATTTCTTTGCAGCTAATTGGCGCTTTATGTCACTAGCGCAATTTTTAGCACGATTACTTCTATCTTTAATTTGTTCAGGACTCATTCTTTCGCTTACTATTTCTGATGTCTCTAATCGCTCATGAGTTGTTTCTTCTGGCTCTTGATATTCAGAGTTTATCAAGCCCATGTATTCATCTTTAAAATGTTTTTCAGCTCGCTTGTGCTCAACCTGGCTTGATGCGCTATTCATTAACCACCAATCAACTTGTCTACATAGTTCAATAATAAAAGGGCGGGTATAAATGTGTTTAGGAGAAAACAAATTTTGATTGCTTCGGTGTTTTATACATTGCTTAAGTGCTTGCTGCTCGGTTGGGTAGCCTAAATCTTCAGGTGATGGCGTACACCATGATATAAATTTACCGCAGCTTGGTAAAAAATCAGTGTCGGTCGCCCTGGCTTTCTTTAATCCGCAAGATATTTGTTGCTTAGTCGTTATGTCGTTTTCAAAGAATGCTTTTACCCATTCCTTTTTAGCACCTTTTATTTTGTCTTCGGTATCCCAAGTGTATCTCCAGGCAGGAAACACAAACGCTAGTTGCTTAAACAACTCGTCAACAATTGTTTTTACTATCGGTGGTATTTGGTTTTGCAATTCATGACCGCTAACTTTAGTTAAATTTAAGCTGCCAATTGTTTTTGATAATTCTTTCATAGTCCCAGATCCTCTTCGTGCCAGTTTGATGCGGATGATGCTGCCAGTACATCGGTTTTATTTAATTCTGATTTGTTTCTGCTTATCCAGCCACTAGCGGCTGATTGCCACTTTTTCATTTTTGTTTTTCCTACCATCCAATTTTTAGAATCATAGAACAACCAGAACTTTTCAGCCTCAATATTATTTGATCCTTTTTCAACAAAGTAAGAAACTGTTTCAATATCTGTCGGCGGTGTAAAACGCCTAGTTACTTTCTTATCATTCTTACATTCTTTCATTCTTACATTCTTATCTGTTGCGATTTCATTGTCATCAGCTTGCGATTTCATTGTCATCAGCTTGTCAACTGGCTTGTCATTGTCTTGATGCGAATCATAGCCAAGCACAGTAATAACGGTGCTTCTAGCTTGCGATTTACTTGCTATCTCGTTTGTCGAAATTAGCTTTTTTAATGATGTTCTAATTTGACTTACTGATAAACCTGTTTCTCTTGTTAGAGTGTCAACTGATGTTAAAAATTGACCTCTTTTTATGTTGTGGCCACGCCATTCGGTGTCACTATGATTAGCCCTTAATAGGCAATGAAGAAACAAACACTTAGTATTTGTATCGTCGTACCACTCCCATTCTAAAAGCTGGCGGTGTAGCTTTATCCAACCTGCAGACAATTTCTAATCCTCTTTTATTTCAATTTCAATATTAGAGTGGCAGCGCTCTAATAGTCTGATTGCTTTTACTAGCTCATCAATATCATCAATGCTACCGTAAGATGCTAATTCACCTAAGAGCTGTAACGCACTTGCTAACTTCACTTTTTGAGTTAATTTCATATATTCTGGTTCAGTCATGATATAATCACCTTCTACTATTTAATTAAGCCGCTACCGTCAAGGGCGGTTTTTTTATGCGCTATACTTTAATAATTTTTCAAGTGTCGGCGAGAATTCTAAAACCGATTTATAATCTAACCCTTCATCCTTACATAATAATTTAATTTCTGAGGCTATCTTTTTTGCACCACTAATAGTAATAACTCTTGCTTGCTCGGTAAACAACCCATAATTACCTGATTGAGTTCCTAAGCTTGAAATATCCTCGTCTAACATCTCTTGTCTTTGTGCTGGTTTCTTTATTGCTGCGTAAGTAAATTGTTCCATTCGTTTAATCCTGTATTTAAAGTTCAATTGAATTATATTACTCATAAGGGTTGCATGTCAAGTGTTTATGTATTAATATCAATCTCAGTTAATAACTAACAACCAAACCATAAAGGAATTACCATGAAAAACATCAACGTATTTGCAGCAGAATTACCAACAATCACAGCATTAGAGGAATCACTTAATAATGCAGAGGGTTTATTATTTACGCCTTTAACAGATAACCAGTGGTCTAATTTAGGCTTAAGTACTAATAATCAATTGACTGATTTAGGTAACGGTTACCGAATTGATTTTATTTATGCAAGTAAAGATATTCCAAAGCCCCAAATTAAAGAAGAATTAGAAAAACTTATTTCTATTATGGGTTATGAGCCATCAAAAGATGAAGTCGGCCAATTATGCGAAAGTGTAACCGCTGAGTTTTGCGCCAAGATGATAATAAAAACTGTTAAATTCTCTGCTTACTACCACACCAAAAAACAATCATTAATATTTGACTGTAAAGATTCGTTAGCGCAATCAGCACTTAGTTTATTAATTAAAGCACTTGGATCCGTTGAAACTAAAACGCTGCATTGTAGTAATATTTCAAATTCGTTAACGTCAAACATGCTTGAGCAATTAAATACCGGTACTGATTTAGTTAAGTTTGCAGGGTTTGAGACTGGTGATCTTTTAGTGCTAACTAATGCAGAAAAAGACGTGGTTAGATTTAAGGGCGATTACCCAACGGAACAAGTAAGCGAATTACTTTTTGATGGTTACGAGGTTAAGCAGCTTAATTTATCTAAAGATGGCGTATCATTCACGATTAATAATGAATTTAAAATCAAAGGCATTAAAACGTCATTTGATATTGAAACGGGCGAGTTTATGGATGAAGAAGACTTTAAAATACATTTACAGGCGCTTGAGTTGGAAATAGTAACTAGCCACTGTGATGATTTACGAAACTTTTTTGACAAGCAAAAAGACGAAGTATAATTGCTAACATTAACTGTTGCATATATTGCAGCAGTTAATAACAACCAACAAATAAAGAGAATAAATATGAATTTAAATATTGAATTAGATTATATATTAGAGCTAACGAAAGAAGAGGAGTTAATGGCTAGCACTATTAATACGGATCATGAAAATTACAAAGGCAGTGATGAAGAGGGGTGCTTTAAAAATCATCAGCAAAACATCGTTAAACTAAAATCAATATTTAGGCATGTAAAAGGTTACCAGTCTTACTTTAGACAAATTAGAGGTATATCTAAGGATGCAAAAGTTGCCTACTTAGCTAACGAGGCTTTGAAGATTTAATGATAAATAGAAAACACAAAAAACGACATAAGGCCGTTTAAATAAACACCAAGCGCTACTAAGCTAGCGCATTAACCACGGAGATAGTAACAATGAGAGAAATTAAATTTCAAATATTATTTGAGGTTCACAACAGGGACTTTACAACACGCATAGCTAGTCACTACACATCACTTAATAGACTGACTACTGGTGATGATAACTTTGATTATAGCGCGGTTAAAATAATAGCTAAACGCCAATTTACTGGCTTGCAAGATAAAAACGGTGTTGATATTTACGCGGATGATATAATTCAATTTTCTGATAAATACGAATGGTATAGAAGTCCGCTACAATCAAAGGATGAGATTGAAGAAATACTTCAAGATCATGTTAAATACCCATACGAAAGAAGAACTGTAAAAATACCAGAAGATTATGAATGGTTGTTATCTAGTGAAATTCAGAATTCATGGGAAGTTATCGGTAATATTCACCAAAACCCAGAGCTAATCAATAACAACGTATAGCACTATAAACAATAAGGAATATAATAATGACAACAATCGTTTATGATCATAAAAATAAGCAGATAGCATGCGATAGTCGAAGTACAATCGGAGGAACAATAATCGATAACAATGCTATAAAACATAGAAAGGTAGGTGATAAGCTTTGGTTTATTTCAGGTAGACCTGGTGATGCAGATACATTCATTAAAAACTTTAATCCATTGCATTCTGCTAATAAAAACATGGATGTTTCATGTATTTTTGTGTTACTTGAAGGTGCTGGTGCTGGTAACGTACACATGGCTATAAAGGATAGCGACGATACTTATGCAGAGTGCGTGGCTGATCATGATTATGCGCAAGGCTCTGGTGATAAATGGGCTTTAGCTGCGCTAGACTTTGGATTTACAGCTAAAGAAGCTGTTGAATACGCAATAACTAAAGATGTTTACAGCGGCGGTAAGGTACACGTATACGACATAGAAAAAGAAGTGTTTATCTGATACAATAAACACAGGACGGAAATTACCCGATAGTTTTATTCTCCTTGGCCTTCTTAATCGAAGGTCTTTTTTTGCGTTGTAAATACTTGACTGATAACTAGATTTAATGTAAATTCAGATTTGTTATGCGGAAGCAATTACTATGACCAATTCCTTTTTGGTAATTAATTGTTTTCTAGGGTAGGGGGTCGGACCCCTACCCTAGCTTTAAATCCCAGTCTATTTTATCTAAAACTCACACGTAAAAAAACCGCATCTCAGCGGCTTAGTAATCTATATATAACTTCAGTAATTAAATCACCATTTACACTGTTTATTTTTTAAATAAATCCACGTTAATCTTTTTGTGTTAAGACATAAACCGTCCGCATCTCTCATTGTAAGTCCGTCAAAAAAAACCTTCAAGCATTTCACCATCACGATCTATTAATAGCAACCTTTCATCAACCGGCGGAGTATTTTCATAGCCCCTTTTTTTAACTTCTACTATTAAATCGCTGATAAACTCATGCAGGTTTTTTGTTTCAACATCATCAAGCCCGCCTGATTCCCACTCTATAAGTGCTGCACTATAATTCATTATTTAGTCTCTACTGTTAGTGGTTGAATGTTTTCACAGACTCCCTTGTAAAAATAACTATGTTCTGTACACATTTGCTGACGTTCCTCACTCCATATGGCTTGAAATATATTTGCAACTTCTTCTATGTAAAACTGATAAGCCTTACCATCAATCAATTCAATAGGTGGTGTTAATGATTTAACCCATGAATTATCGAATAACCCACAACCTATACCCATGGTTGGGTGTTGGAAAGTAATAGCCTGTTTACACCCTTTTGCCACCGATAAACCTATAACCTCGACCTCCTTACCTTTAAAATCAAAAATTCTACTATGAATATCTACATCACCAACCGTAAATTCAGAGCCTAATTTAGGGCACTCACCGTTATCAGCCATTTCTTGCGTGTAGGTTTTATCCGTCATGTTATCACCTTTAAAATTAATAAATTGCTCTGTTGTTGATATGTAAGTTAATGCTTTATTGTTCCCTTGTTTATTAATGAAAGTAAAATAAACCCCACCCTTGCGCAAATACAAAAATTTATCTCTGATGTAATGTTGTTCCGTATTATTTAAATCACCCTTTAAAGCTTTATGTGCTATTGCTAGTGCGCTCATAGTATTAATCCTTTTGCTCTGTGTTTGATAACCTCAATTGACAGTTGAATTAACGCACTAGTAACATCATCATCAGTAGCGTTACTGCCGACAAAAACGCACATCTCACCGTCTTTTTTGAAACTACACGCTAATGCGCTACCTAATTTTATTTGCGTTTGTTTTAGTTTGTCGTACTCCTTACCGTAGCTCATAATATTAGCCCTGCTATAAATTCAACTATTTGCGCATTAAACGTTATGACTACAATTACTATTGCTGCGTTTATGTTAGTGCGTTTTGATAAGCTCATTTTGCTAGCTCCTTTAATAGTGCGTCTGCGTAATAAGTGCGCCATGCAAAATACAAAGCAATCTCACCTTCTTTCGTCCAGCCGCACTCACCTATTTGATATGAATTCCCCTCCCTGTGCCACGTTAAACTTTCATCAGATGAATCCGCAAACTCGCGATGAAACCATGACGGTATATTGTCAGGGGCTAAACCTGCGAAATGCTCACGCTTAGTCAAGCCCGCTTCCTGGTATTGGTACTCTGGTTTTTGTGTAAATGGGCTTGCCGGTGCGTTACCGTTGTCGTTAGTCATTTCTATCATTACTTACTCCATCTAACTTTTACATTTAAAATATTTAACACGTACTCTACATCGCAAAATTTAGCAGATGTATTGCCATGCCATACTCTTGATACTCTTGCGTAAGTCAAGTCAACACAAAGCTTGTCTAACGACATTACTCCGTCGATACCTGCCACCAATGCTGCATCTCTTACAATACCTTTTAACTCTTTGCTTATAGTCATTTTAACGCCTTATTTGTTTGGATTGGTTAATAATACTATAGGTGTACGTATTTTGCAAATAATATAATTAGCGAAAGTGCTTGACGGAAATTATTATACGCGCTACTATTTGTTCATCAGCAACAAGTAACCAATAAAGAGATGCAAAATGTCACAAGCTCAAATAGCAATAGAAAAACTCAAGTCTAATCAGTTCGCATTATTTGATAGTAGCCTTGGCTTTTGTAGAAAAGATGGCTCTGTTTATTATTACACTGATGGCTCAATGCTTAACTCTTTTGCTGGCAGTGTTAAAATAATTCAATTAACTAATAAGCTGTAACGAAAGGATTTGTTACAAACTAGCTTACCCGCCCGCTTAATTGCGGGTTTTTGGGTATCAGCAACAAGTAAGGATTAAATAATGAGTATAGAGAATCAGATAGCAGTTCACGCAGATGAGCCAGAGCAATTAAGCGCTAATGAAGTGTTATTACTGTTAACAGAAGGTCACTGTATTTATATCGACGGTGAGTTATGTAACTTATTTGACGTTATAAGCAAAATAGAAGTCGAGTCATTAAGACAGCTTGCAGAGGATATGTTGATTAATGATGATGTTCAGATGCAAATACGCGAGCTTTACATAAAAACAATACAGGAGATGATGGAATGATAGATAAAAACAACCTACCGCTTGATGCGCCCAATGCAGTTTTATCAGATGCTTGTGACGCAAGAATTAGTATACTTTTAAATGCACATAGAAACATTGATGCGCAAAATTTATTAGGTACATACGAAGTGCAAAACATGCTCCAGGATATGATTAGCGAGCTTGAAGATATCAAGGAGAATGGCGAATGAGTAATTTCAATGTAATAGAGTATGTTAGCGATCAAGAAAGTTTGTTTCTACCGGTTGTTTCTGATGAGTCTGTAATTTGGGAAAAAGAAAAGCAGTTTGCTATTCAAGCGTTAACCGCAAATGATTATCTCGCAGAAGTAGCAGGACAAAAGCCAGCGACACTACAGAATGCAATAATCAATATCGCAAGCATTGGTATCAGTTTAAACCCTGCGCTAAAGCATGCTTACCTAGTACCGCGTAAAGGCGGTGTGTGTTTAGACTTAAGTTACATGGGCTTGTTACATTTAGCCCAATCAAGCGGTGTTATTTTATGGGGGCAATGTAAAATAGTTAGAGCTAATGATACTTACCAAAACGCAGGATTATCAAAAGAGCCAAATCATTTAGCTAATACATTTGGTGATCGCG